GGCAGGGTTGAACGCCCCATACTGCCGAAGTGGCGCTGTAGCATCCGGCCCAGCTGGTCGATACTGTTCGGGTCCACGACGTTCGTGTTGATTGTGATATTCACACCGCCACCACCGCCGGCCATCATACCCCGTGCGCCCTGTGGAGCTGCGCCGCTTGACGGTATGACCCGCTCGTTCTGGTGCAACATGAACAGTCCGGTTCGGTCAATCATGCCGCCGGTCTGTTTACCCTCGAACAGCCCCAGAGTCAGCGCGTGGAACGTGTCCTTTGTTTTGTCGCTGAACTCCTCGAACCCTAGCAGCTTGCTGAAGAAGTCTTTGATGGCGTCCCATATGCGGGCGAATGCCTTGCCGAATGCCTCGCTGAGCGCGATCGGCAGGTCAATCAGGAAGGCCTTAGCGATGGCTGGCGCGTTCTCGACCAGTGACACAATCAGGTCCGGTATCATCTCGCCCAGGATACGCGGGATCGTGTTCGATATCACGCCGGGGAGCTGTGTGATCAGCACCTCAAACCCCTTGATAAAGCCCTCCACATTCGCCTCGACCATGGCCTCCAGGCCATCCTCGTCATCGGCCTGTTGGCCAAGCGCAGACAGGGCACCCAGAGCGCCGCCAGCAGGGCCCAGGGTGGATACGACGCCGCCCACGTCAGTAGCGGCGGCGGTTCCTATCTGGAGCCCCTCGGATAGACGCCTGAGCTGCTCAAGCTCGGTGCCCCACGTGTTGAACCCATCGGCGGCGGCCTGTGCAAGCTCGCCCAGGCCGTCCATGCTCTCGCCTATAGCGTCCAGGCTCAGGCCGAGCGCCTCCATATCACTGGCGAGCCCGGCAGCGCCTAACGCACTGCGGGCCGCTTCGGCCTGTGTGATCAGTTCATCGAATGCGGCGGCCTGAACTCCGCCGGCCCGATCCTGTGCCGCGTGTAGTTCGTCCAGTAGGCGGTTGGCCGCTTCCATCCGTGAGATCGGGAAGGCCTTGGCGGAGAACCGCTCCACCTGAGCGCTGAGCTTATCCAGCTCTGACCGCCCAGCTGCCGGCTTGGGCTTCTTGCCACGGCCACCGCCACCGCTGCCGCCGCCGATGTCAACGCCGGCCATCATATCGAATGGCGCAGATATCCTGTCGGCTTTGTCCGGGTCGAATGGGGCGCCGCCATTCAGGGCACCGCCACCGCCGCCCTCGCCTGTGGTCTTGGCTCGGAAGTCAGCCACGGCGGCAGCGGCGCGCCTCAGCATACCCCGGATATCACTGACCAGGACCACGCGGACCAGGGCGCTGATTGACTCAAAGGCTGCTCGGAAGGCATCCCGCATCTGGTCGAGGGCACCCGGTATATCCAGCGACAGAACAGACTTGAGCGCGTCGAACTCCAGCCGCATGGCGGACATTCCGCTAACACCTACGGTGCGCATGTTGCCGATCACGTCCGACCAAACAGAAGACAAGAACAGCACCGCCTCGGTGGCGCTCGTCACCATGCCGGCCATGCCCTGCTCACCGCCCAGGGCCTCGGCTATTGACTCCTCTGCGCCCTCCATCGTCGTGTCAAACAGCGCCATCTCGCGCTGCCACTTGCTAGCCGCATCTGCCGCTTGGGGCCCAACACTGACGCCGAACTCACGGGATAGCCGAATGAAGTTCTCAAGATCGCCGCCGGCCAGGGCGACCATCAGACTGGTGCCGGCCTTGCCGAATGCCTGAGTAGCCAGGGCCGATCTCTGGGTCGCGTCTGGTACGCGGCTGATACCCTCCAGGGTCTCGCGTAGCACCTCGTCAGCCGTGCGCATATTGCCCGACGTATCGTTGACCTGGATCCCCAGAGCCTCGAATGCGATCATGGCCTCGCCGGTTCCCCGGCTGGCGTCGGCCATCCTCTTCGGGAACTGCGTCAGGCCGCTCGCCAGGTTGCCTAGCTCCTGGCCTGAGCCCTTCGCGGCCAGGCGGAGACCACCGATAGTCTCAGCGGCCAGGCCCGTCCTCACGGCGGTATCAAGCAGATCGTTGCGGCTATCAGCCAGGCGTTGATTCAGGGCGACCAGCGCCTTGGCTGCGCCCAGGATAGCGACACCGGCGCCGGCAGCCTTGACGGCCAGCCCCTTGAGGTCTGATCCGGTTGCCTTCGCATCGTCGCCGGCCCTCTTTGTCTTGTCGCCGGTGGTCTTGGCCTTGTCTCCCATGCCCTTGAGCTGGTCGCCGGTCTGCTTGGCCTCGGTGCCGAGCTTATCGACCTTGCCCGCTGCCGTGCCTGCGCTCCTCTCGACCTTCTTGAGCGCCGGGCTGGCCTCGTCCTTGAGCTTCAATACCTTTGTAATAGTGCCGCTGGCCATCTGTCTACCTCACGCCGACTTGATGCAGACAGTAGGAAACACCATCTGGCCCTTGTTCGCCATCCGCTCCAGCAGCTGCGAACTGGTCGCATCTGCTTGCTGATAGCACATCATTGCGAGGCCTAGTTGCCACGGATCAAGCTCCAACACTTCGTGAGGCCAGTGGCCGGTCTTGGTCGCCAGCATCCAGATCCCCAGGAGCATTGTCGGTTCCTGTGCGAAACATGGCAAGCCTCTCGGCCGCCTTACCTCCATCGGTAGACAGTTCCATGATCTTGGTGAAGCACGAGGCCACCACGCCAGCAGGCAGCGATGAGACACACAGCACGCCGCTGTCGGCGTCCTCCCTCTTGAGGTCAAGCACGATAGACAGCGGCTCCCACTCCAGGCCGTCCTCAGATACCCCGGTGATCCCAGCGGCTACGGTGGCATCTTGGAGCGCGGCGAGCTGCTCCATCTGTTTACCGTTTACTTTGCTCATCACCTGCTCTGGTGTCATCTCCTCAGCGCCGCCCTCGGATGCGGAGGCCATCGCCAGAGCGGCGAAGCCCACGCGGGCGAGGTCGGCTGAACAGACCTTGCGGACGCGCCAGTGCATACCGGACGCCTCCACTGTGTCGATGGCTGCTGATTGTATTGCGTGAAGTATTGTCATGGTGCCCTCCCAGGCTTTCTGTTTAGTTACCGGTGTTGCTGCTGTTATCGTTGGTCACCGCGATGCTCAGGCCCTCATCTGTTCCGTCCGATTCGCACACGAAGGTGAGCGACTGGCTCACGATGTTAGCGTCTGACACGGGGTCTGTGGCTGCGCTCAGGTAGGCGTTCTGGCACGTGAACGCGAAGACCTGCGCCCCGTTCGTGAATGATATGGTCGCGTCCCCCTGAGTGTCCGCCAGTAGCGCCGCGTACAACGCATCCTCCACCTCAACAGTTACAGACACCTCGACGCTTTGGAAGTCGCTCCGCTTCGGCTCTTTGGTGAGGGCTGAGCCGAGCAGCTGGCGCCGGGCGAGGCTGTTATTGACGGTAATGCTGAAGTCCACCAGGTCATAGGCCACGCTATTAAAGGTGAACTGTCCAGCGTGACTGTGCAGGATCGGGCGCTGGTTCGCACCATAGGACGGCGTGCCAGCCGTGCCGCGAGCGGTGGAGGTCTGGGCTATCACATCGCAATCAAGAGTCATCACCCCGCCGGATGATACGGCGAGGGTTCCACTGTTTAGCTTGCAACCCTCCAGCACCTCGCTGGTGCCGGTGCCCCGGTTGAACTCCATTGTGAGCCCCGTGGGCAGTGCCTGTGCGAGCGTGTAGGTGTGTACGAAAGGACCGGCGCCAGTGGTTGCGGCGGCGCCCATGAGGTTCTTGAGGAACATGCCGACATTATCGAACGTACACTCAACGCTAAAAGCCCCCCCGGCCTGGCTGGCTTGCGTGTAATGATTTCGGCGCATAGCGGATCCGGCGCTGCTCAGCAGGTGCGGGCGCGGCACCTTCTCCTCGGTGCGGGCAAGCCCGGCAGAGATCAGCGGCCTCCAGTTTGTTCGGCTCACAGGTGTGCCCCAGGTGGTCTCTTCTGCTAGTCCCAGGGCTGCGCCCCGTCCGTGATATATGCTGGCCATGATGTGCTCCGATTAGGTGGGGGCGTGGATGATGCGTACCTTGATGGACGCATGAAAGGTGAGGGTGCGGCCAAGCGTGGTCGAGACAGTTAGCTTGGCTACATAGTTTGTATCGTCAACGCCGTCCTGGATCGTCGTGCGGACCCAGCCAGGGTGCATCGTGCGCATAGACCCCGCGTCTATCATGGCACCGACAACCGCCCCGGCAGCGTTGAGAACTGTATAGGTGGCGCTCTCGATCTCCTCGTGTAGGAGGCTCTCCTGCTCGGCCGTGCGGCGCTTGAGCAGAGCGGGTGAACAGTTCCACCAGATATGCGTAATATCGTCTGGGTGCTTGCTTAGGACTGTCTCGCTGTTGTCGGCGCCGGCCTGCTCAGCCCTGGCCACGACTACATGCTCTGAGCCCGTGCCGGGCGAGCCCACCTCGATGATGCCGGTCTTCGGGGACAGGCCGATCGTGAACGTGCTGGCCGCTGAGGCGGCAGCGGCGTTGTCCCAGTAGAGCCAGGCGGTGACAGCCCGCGTGACGTTCGGGGCTAACCAGTTGTCGATCTCGATGTTACCGGCACGTGTCGGCACGTCGAACCCGACCAGCTTGTACGTGAGCAGAACGCCCGAAGCGTCCACGATTCGCACATCGTTCCCACTGTTTAGCACGTGGCCCCAGAACGCCGGAAACTCACGCGGTATAATCGTGTCCACCTCGATCGTGCCGGTGCCCCCGTGCAGGTCAATAGTGATCGGCGCTCGGCGTTGCCAGTCCTTGTCATACCAGGTCATCAGGCCCCCGCCACTTCTGTAAAGGTTGCGGTCAGTTGTAGCACGCACAAGCCCAGGCCGGGCCGGTCCAGCTCTTGACCGTCCAGTGCGCTGGCGCTGATCTCGATGTCTCGCACGTTGCCGCCCAGGCTGCGGTCGGCCTCAAGGGCTCGCATGATATCGTCCATCAGGTCGATGGCCTCCAGGGCGGCGTTGGCGGGTGCGGCGCTCTTAGCTGCGCACCAGCCCTCGATCTGTATTCTCATCGTTCGGTCGTACCGTGTGAGGACTGTTTTGCCGCCGGTCTGTGCGGTGGACAGTCCCAGGAAGAACACGTAGGCGCCCGGCACCCGGTGCGGGGCAAAGCTCTCACCCTGGACCACTGCGTCCGTACCGCTGATATCGAAGGTGTACGAACCCGCCCCGTTGACGTTGGCGAGCTGAGCCTTGACCGCCGCCAGGATTGACCGCTCCGTGCTCATGACAGCACCCTGGCGATCTGTTCAGAGATCACCCGCTCGGCCTTGCCAGCTGTGGTCTCAAGCGCCGGCTGTAGGAATGGCCTGGCCTTGATTGTGACCTGCCGCTTGAGCAGGAACCACGGCTCCCCGGTGTGCTTATTGACCAGCAGGAAAGCACCCTTGAGCGACCGAACGAACGTCAGGTCTGGCACATCACGCGGGCCCGGCACGCGGCCGATCCCGGCAGCCGTCTTGAGCTGTGGGTGGATCGGGATCGCAAGCATCTTGGCCCGCTTCGGGCGGATGGTCCCGCCCTCCTCGTGGATGCGAGCGTAGGGCACGGAGCCAAACGAACCAGAGCCGCCAGACTGGAGCACCACATCCACACCGCTGGCGGTAGTCTTGGCGGTTCCCGCCATGCTCCGCAGCAGTGAGCCGCTGCGGTGTGTCAACCCACTGCGGCCACCGGTCATCACATTGAGCCCGGCAGTGCGGGCGCCGTCCATTGCAAGCGATGCTCCAGCCGTCAGAAGCGCGCCCTTGAGCGCACCCGTGCGGACCAGGGCGGCGAGCTGGTCGCGCCACTGGTCGAGCGTGATCGTGCCAGCCATCAGGCCACCCACGAGGCCGGCAGCCTGTACGGCGCCAGGGCCTCCATGACCTCAGGCAGCAGGCCGAGATCCGACACGCTGATAGAACCGCCGCCCTGACTGACTGAGGTGCGCCCGATGTGGTCACGGGCACCATACCAGTGAGCGACCTGCAAGCAGGCCGCGTGCACTATTGCGGAGGGCATAGCCGACCAGCCGATCACAGCCACCACCTTGATGGCTCGGCGCACCGAGCTGAACGAACCGATCGCCCCGTCTGTGTCCAGTATGACCAGGCCATCGGAGCCAAAGACTGTATAGTCGGCGGCGTCGATTAGGTCAGCGGCGCCATAGGTGCGATCCGCTGAGTCGTGCAGGGTGGTCACGGACTGCACAGGGTAGAACGGCAGCCGCAGCTCCGCACCTCCAGGGCCGTCCATGTAGAGCGTGTGAGCCACATCCTCCAGGGTAGGGTCACCGCCCACGGTCGCAGCTGGAAGCCCCAGATAGGACGCCATCGCCGAGTCAGCCCGCGCCAGCAGGGTGTCGATCACGGCGTCCTCTGAGGTACCGGTCAGGCCTCGGATGTAGACCCGTGCCTGTGCTGCGGTGGCGATGGCCATTCGTTTAGCCTTCCTTTGCTGGCTTGGCCTTCTTGCTCGCCTTGACCTTGACCAGGTAGAACGGCGGCACCGTGGCACCCTCGGGCACCTCGATGTCGCGCACCTGACCTGCTGACCAGTGTAGACCGGTCGGCCACTCGCACTGTCGGATCGCTTTCAGTTTCATTTGGTCCCCTTGGTGCTCTTGGCCTTAGACGGCGCCGCCCGTCGCGATGGGCTCTTGACGGCGCGTGTCTTCGGTGGCTTGACCGGTGCCGACCCTACGGCACTAAACAGACCTCCGAAGGTCTCGGTAAGGCGCTCGGCCTCCTCCGTGGTGACTTCGTGCTGGTCCCCCTCGCGCCAGGCATGGCCCGACGTGTTGAGTGACTTTAGCTTTGGGTGTCCGTTGTATCGTAGGATCGGCATGGTCGTAGCCTCTTTGCTTAGATGTTGAAGCCGTATGCGACGGATGCCGTGGTGGCAGCGTCAAGGCTGAAGAATGCACAGCGTCGGGTGGCGACGATATCGACCAGACCGTTCACGATCTCGCGTTGCACGTCGGTGGTCATCTGGCGGTAGTTGCCCATGTAGTACCGCGAGCGGTTGACGATGAGACAACCAGTCTTGGCGACGGTCGGGCTGGCGATGTGCAGGCCAGTAGCCTCCATATCATTTCCGATATAGTCCGAGACCACCACAGGCATCCCGGCGATCGATGCGACCTGGCCAGTTAGCACAGTCGCCTGTGCTCCCAGCTTGTCCATGGTCGCCGTCTCGGTCAGATCGAGCAGGTAAGTGACATACGCCTCGGGGCTGATAATCAGAGCCAGATCACCACCGGCACCCTGTGGTCCGTCGAGCTTAGCCCGCAGCGCCATCAACGCCGTGTAGGTCTGTGCGCTCACATCGAGCG